CTGTGAAGCTGCTCGGTGATATTTTGGAAGAACTCAAAAAGGTTGAGGCTGAAAACGCTGAAACGAATGACCGTTTGAAGGGGATTCAAGACGCTATCGACGGTTTTGAAATTAACGTTTCAAATGCTGCTGATAAGGTTTTAACGGGTGGTGATCAGAAAGGCTTGGGCGCTCTTGTCTCGAAGCTGATTAACCATCTTCTGTCAATCGTGGATTTTGTAACAGACCTGTTCGGCGGTATCTTCACTTCCGTTCCGTCTACGATTTCCGCTTATAACGATTGCAATACCTTTTGGGGTGACCAGAAAACCTATATCTACACGCCCCATCAGCTTTCCGGTTATACGGGGCAGGGTGGTAACAGCTATGAGAATTCCAATGATTCCGTACAGAAATTGTTTGCTGAGGCCGAAAAGTATCTCGGTTATCCGTATGTATTCGGCGGTTCTTCTCCTGAAACTAGCTTTGATTGCTCTGGTTTTGTTTGCTATGCTCTTAACCATTCTGGAGTATATTCCATCGGAAGAACAACGGCACAGGGCTTATATGATGCTTGCACTCCTGTTGATCGCTTTGATGCTAAGCCCGGTGATCTGGTCTTTTTCACTGGTACTTATGATTGCGCTGATACTGTATCCCATGTAGGCATCTACGCCGGTGACGGGAAAATGCTGCATTGTGGAGACCCAATTCAATACACGTCTATTGATACTTCGTACTGGCAAGCTCATTTCTATGCTTTTGGCCGACTTTCTTATAATGTTGACTTGGTTCGCCCATATTTTGTATCTCTTCATTCTTCGTCTAGCTGGGATCGTGAGTGGTCGAATATCTATGAAGTGTATGTTACCGATTCTGACGGTAGCTCTATCAACTTTAGCATGAACAGAGATATGGCCGTTATCACCATTTGTCAGTATGATTATTCTGATAGTAAATGGTGGGCATATACATCTGTTTCTGCTTCTGATAATTATACTCTATCTACTGCTTCTTTGCCTGTTCGACAATATAACTCAGAGGGTAAGCCTTATCTGATTTGTGCTTATATTAAAGATTCTGACGGTGTACTAGTTTGCTCGAAGCCTATTGCTGTCATTGACCCACGCTATTATTCGGGAACTTTTAGCCAACTGAAATTTGTTCAGACTTATAGTTGTTTCCCCGGCTCTAATATTTGGCCTTCTACATTCTATGGGGGTGTCGATAGTGAGTAACTTTAATGATCTTGCCGGCTTTGGTGCTTTCATGGTCTCCCTTTGGGGGCTGCTGCCCGACATTGTGCGCGGTCTGATTCTCGCCGTTGCAGCGCTGTTCGTCATTATCGGCGTGATTCAGCTGATTGATTAGGGGGTGAAGTTGTGTTTGCCGCTCTGTTCTCTTGGATGCCTCCCGCGCTAAAAGTCCTTGTCATTGCCGCCGTTTCCTTCTTTGGCTTTATCGTTGTTGTGAAACTGGTACGCATTATCATTGCGTTCGTGTCTGACGCTGTTGCGCTTTTGAAATCCTTTATACCATTTATCTAGGGGTGAAATTATGTCAACTGATTTATTGCAGCTTCTCGGCGCGTGGCTCTCAAATTCATGGAACGTGATAGAATCCTTTACCATCCCCGGAACAACGTTTTCCCTCGGTGTGCTTCTGCTCGGCTCGTCCGTGGCCGTCGCAAGCGTCGGTCTGCTTGGCAAGCTGTTCGGCTCGTTTCGCGGCGGTTCGCAGCGCGGCGGCAATAATGGAAATATCAAGGTAAATGAAAAAAGGAAGGACGATACAAAATGAAACGGATTGTACTTGCTCTATGCGTGGTGCTGCTGCTTGCGCTGCCTATTCTCGCCGTTGAACCGCTGACCGATTTGGAACTTGCAAGCGCTTCATACGATTCAGAAAATGACCGCTTCCTGTACAATGGTCAGTGGTATGACGGTTCTGGGTATCCGATCTATACGCCGGAAGTCTCCACAACTGAAATTGAAGATAATACTTCAAATACTACAACTGAAGCCGAAGCTGACACGGAAGGGGAGCCGAAAACAGATTCCGATGAAATGCCCACGCCCGCGCCCGATGATGCCGCTCTCATTCATCAGGAAGATACCTCCGGCAACACACAGGTCAACGTGTTCGCCATTCAGACCGATGATGAAACAGGCGGTGCATGGATTCAGGGCGGCTCTGGTGAATCCCTGACCGAAAAGCTGTTCGGTGAGTACACGCCGTATAACGCTTCCGGTATTGCGTCTGTAGACTGGGCGTGGATTGCCGACGTTGTGCTTTTCGCAATTCTCGTCCTATGCTTCTTCAAGATCGTTGCGGGGGTGATGAAACGTGTCTGAAATGCTTGACTTCAATGTTCAGATGCTTGGGAAGCTTGCCGACTGGCTGCTTTCTGAACCGATTGTATATTTTGTAGGAATGGTGTTGATGTGCTTTGTTGTTGGCGTTGTGCTTAACTTTATACGTTCTTGCCGCCTTTGAAACGTTACGTAGCAGTAGGAATACTGATATTGTAAAGAAAAACAATGAAAGGAAGTGAACAAAAATGACTGAAATTCTCTCGTCCATCGGCTCTATCTTCACGTCTGCTATTGGCTGGGCGGGTAAGGTCGGTGAAACCGTTGTCGGTACGCCGCTCTTGCTCCTGTTCTGCGCAATCCCCCTTGTCGGCCTCGGTGTCGGCCTGTTCAAGCGTCTGCTGAACGTCTAATCTCAGAAAAACATGATATGAAAGGATGATGAATTATGGAAGGTGCTGCAACTGTTACGATTGCAACGCTGCTTTCGTCTATCGGTGAGGTCTTTACCTCGGCTATCGGCTGGGCTGGTACGGTCGGTTCTACCATCGTCAGCACGCCGATTCTGCTGCTGTTCTGCGCAATTCCGCTTGTCGGTCTTGGCGTCGGTCTGTTCAAGCGGCTGCTGAACGTCTGACCGTTTCCCGGTGGGGTGCGATTCTCCCTCGCACCTCACCTTTTCTATATTGAAAATTAAGATTCAAGAGGTACAAACATGGATGATAACGAATTTTCTTTTATTAAAAACCTGATAGGGGATACGCATGATGAAGAAGCTCCTGCACCTGTTCAAGAAATGCCTCCGTCGCATACTCCGCGTTACTCGGCGCGTCATAAGAAGTCTTTTCTATCGTTTCTCAAGAAAGGCCCTCAGAAAGCTGCTAGGAAGCGTCTGCCGCCTCAGATAGTCAGTATTTATTTCGGTGTCCCCGGAAGCGGTAAAACCACATACGCCGCATATCTGGCGCGTCATGATATCAGGCGCGGTATTCCTGTCTGGTCGAATGTTCCCATTACCGGCTGTTATCAGCTTGACCCGAAAACCGATATTGGTACATATATGATCACTGGCGGTCGCGTTATCATTGATGAAGCCGGTATCGAATACAATAACCGTGATTTCAAGGACTTTTCCAAAAAATCACTGTACTTTTACAAATACCATCGGCATTACCAGCTTGCCATCGACGTTTTCAGTCAGGGCTTTGACGATATGGACAAAAAGATTCGGACGCTTGCGCAAAAGCTTTATGTCGTGAAAAAAGGGCTGCTGCCGTGGTTTATCCATCGGCGGCAGATCAAGAAGCGCGTCGGCATTAACGATATGTCGAAGGAAATTATTGACGAATATTATTTTGTCCCTTGGTCGACAAAAATCATTTTCTCGCCGCCGCTTTGGAAGATGTTCAACACGATTTCACGCGAAGAATATCCGCAAAAGCAATGGAAAAAATGGTAAAAAGCACCCGTGCGCAGCACATGCGCGCACGGGTGCTTTCTTATACATATTCATAGGAATCAAGTGTTTTTTGTAACCGCTCAAGGTCTTTCGTGATTTCCTTAATCATCTTTTCTTCGTTTTTGTCGGTGATTCCATCATCCTTCATGCTTGCCATTTTTAACCCAAGCTTGAAATTTTGAATGGTCGCTTTCATGCTGATACACTGTTGCGCAATGTACGTATTTTCGCATTTCTTCATTCTTTATACCTCTTGCATTAGATTTGATTATTGATATTCAAAAATATCAATAATACCTTTTCAATTCTAAATTTCATAAACAATATCGAAGATTTTGTTTATACCTTTCGCTGCTTCAATCTTACAATATTTATTTGATTCTGTCAATGAAAAGGGGAGAGGGGCTTTCGCCCCTCTGTCATACTTCCAATTCAAACGGGATATCGCAATCCCCGCATACCACATTGACCGCTCGTGTCGCTCTGATGATCGTTTTGCACTTCGGACATACATATTTCCTGCTGTTGCTCTTTGGCTTCGTGGTTTCCGTTCCGTCTTCACCCGTGGACTTGCCTTTTCTGCCGCCGCTGATCGGGAAGGGGAATGATGCCCGATTCATCATAATATCTTCCCATCCCTTATTGATGATGTAATCAATCAGTTCCTCGGTCGGCTTCGTGACTGTCCAGCCGTATTTTTCGTGATGCTCAATCGTCAGCATATGCTTTTGTGCTTCATCCCGGAATTTCTTATTGTGATACGTTCCGCCTCGGCTGCAATCCTGTATTTCGTGCTGCAAGTTGTAAAGATGAACCATTTCATGCAGCATAGTCGCAGCGACTTCTTCAATCGGCCTTTGCAGCGTCCCTGCCGCAATGTTAAGTTCACGCTGGTGCTCGCCTTTAACGCTCCATGCCTTGCTAACGGTCACATGACCGTATGCCGTGGGCGTGTCCTGAATCGTAATAACAGGTTCTTCCAATTCCCCGTTGAAGCTGTCCGCGTTCAAGGACCTGAAAATCTTTTCTAAATATCCTGCCGTTCTGCTCGTTCTGACTGTCTGTTTCATTGTACGCACTCCCTTTATCATAATAAAAAGTCAGGCTTGCCGGAATCGCGGGGGCGATTTCGGTTGCCCGCCGTGCGGACGGGACATTTTCGTCTGTCAAGTTGACCGTGGAATAAATCCAGTGCGCACACTGGTTTTATGCCGCGAAAGCTGCTTGACAGATGAATATTTCCCGTCGCAGCCGTCCGCAGGACACAATATTCTCCCGTATGACAGTCTTCCGGTTTCCGGGGAAGTGGGTATAAAAAATGACAGTTCCATTACAATAACATAACAGCACTGTCTTGAATTTTAATATTCAAAAATTAGTTTGGAATTCATCGATTTTACTTTAAAATAAATTCATATTTCATTAAAAAAGTTCTTGACATTCCGCTTGAGCCGAGTATAATAAAAATCAAGATGAACGTCACAAATCTGAATCAGCTATGAAGTTCAGACGAGTGAACGCTACAAAACCGTTTTTTTGTTGAGGCTTCAATTTCGACTTTGAACGCCGCCGTTGGGGAAGGGCTACACCTTAGCCTTTTTAATTGGCCCTTTCCCAACGCAACAAAATAAAGATTTTGTTGCGTTCAGAGAGCAGGTGTGTTATAATACCTTTATCAAAGCTGTTCTAAAGGAGTTTTTATGTATGCAGCCGTATTCTGAATGTCCGCAGGTGCTGCGGGACTTTTTATCGTATCATGAATCGATCAAGGGCCAATCACGGCGCACGGTTTCGGAATATCATCTGGATCTGCGGATGTTTCTTCGGTTTCTGACGCTGATGCGCAAGGAGCTTCCGTATCAGACGCCGCTTGACGAGATCGACATTAAATGGATCGACGCGTCTGTTCTCGATACGGTGTCGTCTTCTGAGGTGTTTGATTTTCTATCTTATCTTACAAACGACCGGCAAAACCGTGAAGGCCCGGCTGATGTCGGGATCGCGGCCGCTGCCCGCGCGCGGAAGCTGTCAGCCATTAAGGCATTCTATAAGTATCTGACCATCAGCACCAAGCAGATCCAGAACAATCCGGTCAAAGATATCGAATTTCCCAAAATCCGGCGCAGTCTGCCAAAATACCTGACGCTGGAAGAATCTACCGCGCTCTTGAAGGCTGTCGATGGGCCGAATAAAAACCGGGATTTTGCAATTTTGATGCTGTTTCTGAATTGTGGGATCCGCCGTTCGGAACTGGTCGGGCTGAATCTTACGGACGTCTATGAGGATCGCATTCGCGTCGTCGGCAAGGGCAACAAGGAACGGATCGTCTACATGGGCTCTTCCTGCCGGAAAGCCATCGACCGGTATCTGGAGGAACGGAACCAGATCGTGCTGACGGACAATAAGGCGCTCTTTGGGTCACGGGATAAAAACCGTATCAGCGTTTCAGCCGTCCATCGGCTGGTCAAAAAGCACCTGCTGGAATCCGGACTTGACGCGTCGCAGTTTTCCGCGCATAAGCTGCGGCACACTGCCGCAACGCTGATGCTGGCGAACGGCGTGGATCTGAAAACGCTGCAGGAGGTTCTGGGCCACGAAAATCTGAATACGACGCAGATCTACACGCACATTGAAAATACAGACAAGAAAATTGCCGCAGAGGCCAATCCCCTTTCCAAGCTGAAACTATAAAAAACGCAGGCAGTGCACAGCATGGCTGCGTACTGCCTGCTCAGTTTGTTATCCCATATTTGCGAAGGTCGTTCCAAGGCTGGTATTAAATCCAAGCGCTTGATACATTGCCTCGTCGCACGCGGCGCAGCATACGGTTAAGCTTGCAATATCGTTTTCTCTGCACCAGCTTTGCGCTGCTTCCGCCAGCTTCCGTGCGGTTCCCCTGTTTCGGAATGCGGGTTCAATGTAAAAATCCTCAAACACGCCCACATTCGAACAGGAAAAAGTCGAATAATATGCGGCAACACTGCACATACCGACAGCGCGATAACCGCGCTTGGCAAAAAAGAATGTGATTCTCCCCACTCGGACAGCCTGCTGAAGCTGCTTTTGCTGGATTTTTGTAAGTGATTCCTCGCCAATTTCACGTTTGAAGCCGTTTTCCAGCTTCAAAAGCTGCCAATCAACGGGGTCTTTCAGAATCTCCACGGTAAACGGCACAGTCTCCGCAGGCGGCAGAAGCATCAACGGCTCTCCCCACTCGTCCACGCCGTTTTCTACGAATCCAATGCGTCTCCAGAACCGGAGACGGCGTTCGTCTCCGCCGTAATTCAGTTCAGCGTAGCGTGCGCCGCGCGCCTTTGCCCAGTCCAGAAGAACAGCAGCGCATGCTCGGCCTGTTCCATTGCCTCGGAATTCCGGGTAGACGCAGAATTCCATGATAAAGCACTTTCCATCCTCGGAAGTGAAAATCACCGGCAGTGCAAAGCCAATGTCCTGTCCGTTCCGCTGAAAGAACAGATAATAGCAGTTGTCTTGCGGCCGGTTGTGCACGTGTTCAATCTGCGCACGGTATTCCGCATCATTCAAAAAATGCTTGAGGCTTTCGTCCTTCGGGTTAGGAAAAATATCACGATCGTGGTAGCTGTGAAGCTGCTC